GAATTATTGAACACATCTACATCTCAAGGGAGATTACGAGCAACATCTTTTGATCTTATATTATTTAGAATCCCTTACGTTAATTTTGATTCAAACCAACCTCAAGTATGGGATGAAGGTGTTGGGTATGATTACTACGATGTAGTGACGGAAGTTCCAAACGATAAGAATTATTCCGATAGACCTTCAAATTGGGTTCAAACAACAACAATCGGGGTTTGGCAACAACCAGGGATTTATAGTAATACAAACACGGGTTCATTTAATTATAATCAATTAGAAATTGTTGCAACACAACATTTTGAATTTGGGGATGAGAATATTGAGTTTGATATGACAAATGAAATCAACTCAATACTAAACGGTACTTTAGATAATACAACAGGTTGGGGGGTTGCATTTCTTCCTCAAGTTGAGACTCTATCGGGAACTACAGGTAATTACTCGGTAGGTTTCTTCACAAGACACACACAAACATTCTACGAACCATTCTTAGAAACAAATTATAATGATGTAATTGAAGACGACAGAAATTCGTTCTCATTAGGTAAAATCAATAAATTGTATTTGTATATTTTTGAAGATGGTGATTACCAAAATTTAGATCAGAATCCATTGGTTACAATAAGTGATCAATCAGGAACCCCAATACCAGGACTTATTAATTTACAATCATGTCAAACAACAAAAGGAGTTTATGAAGTAACTATACCACCATTACTTGGTTATAAAACACCATGTATCTTCACCGATACTTGGTCAAACATAAAGTTAAATAACTTTTCACTACCAAATGTAATTAATGAATTTGTTATTTATCCATTACAAAAATCAATTCAAATTGGTATATCAACAAATGATCCGGCAATTTACGGATTTGACTATTACGGTATTAAACAAGATGAAAAAATATTAAATACTGACGTTAGAAAGGTTGGTGTTATAATTAAAAAGGCTTATACCACTAATCAACAACTACCTAAAGTGGAGGGTTATTATAGGATATATGTAAGGGAGGGTCAAACTGAAGTACAAGTTCAGGATTGGACTAAACTTAATAGAACCCCTAACGAATATTACTTTTTATTTGACACGAGGGACAAAATTCCTAATGAATATTATGTTGATTTAAAAGTTATTTCTAGTGGTGAGGTAAATACTTATAAGAGACAAATTAAATTTCAGATCGTAAATAAAAAATAAAAAATAAAAAATAAAGATATTTATTAAATAAAAATATGGCAAATTATATAATAAATGAATGTTTAACTAATGATGAATATATTATTTCAGCGGTAACGTTAAACTTGGGAGAATCGATAAGGTTTTTTATTGGGGAGACTTCATTTTGTGGTACTGTTGGGTCAGTAACAGAGTCCCCTATAACGGAATATTCATACGTTGATGCTGAATTTACAGATTGTTGTGAGTGTTTAAGTAATGACGGTAGAGAGTCTTTAAATTTTAAATTTATACGATGTGGCAGAGAAGATGTAATTAATATAGATGCGACTGACTTTTGTATCCAATTTGGTTTACCTACAACAGGTATTACTTATGAAATACAAGTTGGTTCTGAAACACCATTTTGTGCCACTTTTGATGGGTTAATTGAATCGGGTGAAACAAATTATTCATACGTTTCAGGACCCTTTTCGGTTTGTGAAGATTGTGGAGAAGAACCACCAAGAAGTGCAAACACAGAATATGAAGTATGTGAAATTTGTTGTGATTGTGGGGCAACAGGAAGTACCATTAATTTAATAACACCTCCCCACCCTGTCTATACTGACGGATATGGTACTCCCGTAACTCAGTTAAACATGGTTGTCCTTGGTGGACCTAATGGATTAAATTCTTAATTTTATGGAAAAGGTAGTTAAATTGACTGAATCAGACATTACCCGATTAATTAAAAAAGTAATTAATGAACAAAAAAGTGGTCGTTATATGTTCTTTTCTAATCTAGAACAAATGAGAAGACAATGTGATTTATTATTAGATTTAGATGAAAATATGGTTGAGTCTATTTTAGAAAATGGTCATGATTGGGCTCAAGATCATATTGCTGAAGCAAAAAATAATATGGATCAAGTATTTGACTTTATTATGAATCAATCAAAAAAAGAAGGTATGGAATTATCAATGAATATTGATGACAAAGATATGGTTATGATGGAAGGTAAGAAAAAACCAGGAACCAAACTTTGTGCTAGAGGTAAATCTGCAGCCAAATCTAAATTTGACGTATACCCAAGTGCTTATGCTAATGGTTATGCCGTACAGGTATGTAAAGGCACAAAACCAGGGTTAGACGGTAAAAAACGTTGTTCCTCACCTTATTGTTAAATTTTTTTTAAAAATATTTTTTTTATTCGAGTTATATCTGTATATTTGTTCAAACAAACAACATAAAGATATGAAAACCAGGATAAAAAGATTTTTTAGTAGATTAAAACTTAAAATGTACCTTTGGACTAAATCTCCGTCTCGAATGATACCAACTTATCAGGAAGATAGTGTAACATATGAGAAGACCTGTTTTAAGATCTGCCTTAAAGTAATTCATCACCGTGACACAGAATTCATGATTGCCCCAATGTCAGACAAACGTTATCTTAAAAACGATGATATGGGCATATTCATTACCATGACAGATCGTAGAGTAGAAATTACAAATCACGTATATAATTACAACGTTAAATTATCTGATCGAGATTGGCAACGATTAACATATATCTTTGATACTGAAACGGATAAGAGACGACTTAATTATGAGAGTGAAGTTAATTCACAAATAACCAACTCACTACATAATATTTTAGAAAGAGTTTCTAATTTCAAATAAAATTTTACCAACTAAGGAATCTACGGATTCCTTTTTTGTTTTATATGATGTCATGATTGGTTTTTGACCTTTACCTGTTTGTGTGTCTTTTTTCTCAGCATTTCTTTTTTGTTGACAAGCCCCTTTCTTTTCTGAATCGGACATTTTACCCGCAACTCCTGCCGCCCTACATTTTGGATATGCCTTGTCTGTGGCGTCATGTCTACCACAAGGTGGATGCTTACCATCAACTTTCTTACAAATGTTCACCCATGGTCCCTTTGGTTGTTTAGATCCTTTTGGTTTCTTCTTTGTACCAAACCAAACTCCCAAATCTTCATTTATTGTGTGAACGTCATATGTGTCAATCCCATGTGTACCATCTTTACCTTTTTCCCAAACCCCAACAATTCTTTTCAAATTATTTTTTAAACTTTTTTTAATTGCTATGTCATTAATTTTGTGATCTAAAAATTCATAAAAAGGACCTAACTCACTTTTACTCCATTTCTTTAATCCTATTTCCATAGGTCCGTTATATTCACCAGCAGTTATACTTGTACTTGCCTCAGTTATTTTATTTTTAATCGGTACAATTTTTTTATTTTTACCAGGAGTGGGATTAATATTATTACCTTCATCATCACTAAATGTTGAATTTGGATGTTTATTAATGTAATTGGTAACTTTTTTTGCTTTAGATTCTATTTTTTTTATCTGTTTTTTTGGGGTGTCCATTGATCCGTCATAACTATCAAATTGTAACATAGGACTTTTGTATTTAGAAACGGGTATTGTAAATGGTCCATTTTGAGAATCTTTAAATCTCCTAATCCCCATTTGTAATGGTGCAATGTATGATCCTCTACCACCACCACTATCTGAGGTTGCTTCCGATAAAACTTTTTTTATTATTTGATTTAAATTCATGTAATGTCTATTATTATAAATATCAAGACAATATAAAATGGAAGAAAAAGAAAACGAATTATTTGGTAACTTATTTGGTACCATAAATTTAATGAGTGAAGAACATTTGGATGCAATACTAATGACCATGGATCGTAACCATTCTATTCATTATTTAGTTGAGTCTGTTAAAGCCGCACATAAACGTGGGGCATTTACAATAGGTGAATCTGAAGTAATATCTAAAGCAATTAGAGTTTTATCTAAAGGTGAATAAACAAAAAAAGGAGACAATTTCTTGTCTCCTTTCTCTTATTCGGTTTTAATTGATTATCTCAATTCTCTCAAGTCAAATGTTCTAACTCCATCAACTGTGATACGTCCGTAGAAACGGTTGTTAACCATTTTCTTAGCGTATCTTGTCATAATACCTTTGATAGGTGTAAAGTTGAATGGATTGTACATTGTAGGTGTCAATTGTAGAGGTACGTACGGTGCGTAGATGTAACCTGTGTCTAACAATGATGTTCCTTTGTGTCCTACTAACACTGTGTTAGCTGGGAAGTAAGGATCACGGTACACTTGGTAACGTCCTGCTAAAGTACCAACTCTTTCGATACCCATGTTATACTGATCTTGCTCAGGAGATGCGTTAGATACGTGGAAGTATTCTAAATCATCAAAGATAGCTGAAATCTCAGAAGAAACAACGATCCAGTTAGCTCCACCTCTTAATGTAGATTTGTGGATTTGTGCTGACAATTGGTTGATCGCAGTAATCAAAGTTTGATTCCAATCTTTTTGAGTGTAAGATGTAGTTAAAGACAATCTTCTCCATCCGTTGTAGTCCCAACGTAAGTTCCAAGCCGCTCCTTTTCTCAAGTCACGTAAGATCTCACGGTCAATCTCAGCTGCAACTTGCTCAGATAACAATGCAGTTAACTCAGCCTCAGCGTCGATGTTATGGAAAGCTGCAACGTCTTGAGCTAACTCAGGAGACCATTGTGCTCTTAATTTTCTTTCAGTTACAGAAACAGTTACTGATTCTAAGTCGAAAGAAACCTCACCGATTCTATCTTCGAATTCTAAGTTTTTGTATCTTCTGTAAACTGCAGTGAATGAATTAACAGGAACTGCTGAAAATGTTGTTCCAGTGTATCCGTCTAATGTTGTACCACAAGTAGCACATACAGGACAAGATAAATCAACTTCTAAATAGATACATCCTTCTTCATCACAGATATCGTAGTAAGAACCACCATTTCCTGTTGTAGCAAAAGTAGTACCTTGTTGTTGACCGTAATTAACAATTCCTTTACCGTAGATTTGAGTAACAACTCTAAACAATAAAGGTCCTGTAGGTAATTCACAAGGTGAACCTTCAGCAACAACTAAACCACTGTTTGCAATAATTTTTAAGTCAGACAAGAAAGTCTCAGTGTCCATTTCGTTACCATCAGGTCCGATTAATTTACCTTGACCAGAACGATTAAAATCACACATTTTGATAATAATTTTTCTTGTACCTGTAGTTGCGGTATACAATGGGTTGTTAGCACCAGCAGCGTCTAATATACTACCACTCCATACTTGTGCAGTTGTGTTTGCAGTAACTGCAGTCCACTGACCTTTAGAATAATCAAACAATCCTGGAGGATCTAATGCTGCTTCTCCACCTTCATAGAATAAATCGTAAAGGTTTTTAGAGTAACCACCTGTTGCATCAGTGTAACCGTCGTTAATGTTTGTTGGTCCATTAGGTGCTCCGATTGGTGCGTAGTGTTCTCCACCATTTGCATCACCACTGTCATAACCTTGGATTTTAGGTACGAAGTAGAACAATTTACCGATAGGTAGGTTCATTGCTTGTACAGAAACGATATCGTTAGCTAACAATTTAGAGAAAACTCTTCTTACGATAGGGAAAACAACTGTTTCGAATGCTCCGTTAGAACCTTCAGAAGTTGCTTCGTTAATCAAGAAAGAAGCTTGGTTTTCATATAACTGTGCTACGTTTTCTTTTAGGTGGCCTTTAAGACCTTCAAGGAATCCTAATTTATCCCATTTGTTAATAGTATCTTCTTTGATAACTTTAAGGTGTTTTAACCCGATGTTACCAACAAGACCTGATTCTAATAATGCTCCCATTTTTTTGGTTTTTTATTTTTAGTTTATTTATTTTTTATTTTATTTTTCCCATTAAATCTTTCATTCTCAAGAACTGAGGATTCTCATAAGTTTTAGATTCAATCAAATTAACGGCTGATCCTGATACAGGAGTTTTAGATACCACTTTTTCGAATGACTCATTAATTGGAGATTCCTTAGTTGTTTCAGATGAGAACTCATCTTTTAATGTTCTATAGAGATTTTTAGATTCTTTAAGAGTTTCAACATTGTCGAATCTTCTAAGAATATTAATTTTCTCTTGTTTTGTTGTTGAATGTTCGGTAAACAATCTAGTTGCGTAAGCTAAGTTAGAGTTGAAAATCGCTACTTCATTTAATTTAGTTCTGAAAAGATTCAAAGCCTTTCTGTACTCTTCATTTTTTGATTTTAGTAATTCAACTTCTGATTCACTAATATGTTGAGGAGCCGCTTTTGGTTTTGGTAAACCTTTTCTTCCAAATTTTCTACCCGCACCTAATGTACGTGAAGCTTCTTTAGTTTCTCTCTTTTTAATTGGTCTGTATTCACCATCTAAATTTTCCCCATCTTTATATGAGAATTTTTTAGCACTTCCTGTATTGATCATTTTTTTACCTTCTTTTTGTTTGGTAGTTTTATAATCCATAACTTGTCCGTACTTGAATTTAGGTGAACCCATTCCAACTCCTTTAGCTTTAAATTTAGATTCCATTACATTGTTCAATTCTTCTTCGTCCATTTCCGGGTAACCTTCAGCATCAGCATCTTCGTCCATTTCCGGATAACCTTCAGCGTCAGCATCTTCGTCTAAAGTAATTTCATAAAGAACTTCATCTACTTGAGTTTCATACATTGGAGTTTCGTCCATTTCATGATGTCTACGGCTCATACGTCTTGGTTTGATTTCTTCAAACTCATCTTCGTCTTCAAATCCAAATTCATCTTC